GTCGAGGCGTCGCCTGTCATGATGCTTTCGCAGCCGAAGCTAAAGGTTGATATTGAGAACCTGGTTCCCAATCGTGATGGTACGTTTGTTCCTTTCGGGTTCTTTACTGACCTAAAGACAATTATCGAAAGTAATTCTTTTTATCCTGTCTTTGTAACTGGTCTTTCGGGTAACGGTAAGACTACGATGGTGGAACAGGCATGTGCAGCACTTAAGCGTGAGTGTATCCGTGTAAACATCAGCATTGAAACTGATGAGGATGACCTCATTGGCGGTAACACTTTGGTCGATGGCAATGTTGTTTATCGTGAAGGTCCAGTTAGCATTGCAATGAAGCGTGGGGCAATTCTAATCTTGGACGAGGTTGATCGTGGTAGTAACAAGCTAATGTGTCTTCAGGCAATTCTTGAAGGCAAGCCCTACTTCAATAAGAAGACGGGCGAGACAATTTATCCCACGCCTGGTTTCAATATTATTGGAACAGCAAATACCAAGGGTCAAGGTACTGATGATGGTCGATTCATTTCGGCACAGATTCTTGACGATGCATTCCTTGAGCGGTTCGCCATCACTGTCGAGCAGGAATATCCGACGCCTGCTGTTGAGAAGAAGATTCTCATGAAGAAGATGCAGCGTGTTGATAGTGTGGACGAGGACTTTGCAGACAAGCTGGTTACATGGTCAGAGATTATTCGGAAGACGTTTGCCGAAGGTGCCATTGATGAGGTTATTTCAACTCGTCGGCTTGAGCACATTGTCAATGCTTTCGCAATGTTCAATGATCGTCAAAAGGCTGTTCAGCTTTGTGTAGCACGATTCAATGCAGAGACTCGTGATAGTTTCTTGGATCTCTACACCAAGATTGATGCAGGTGAGATGGATGAAGAGATGGGTGAAGAGATGAATTCAGAGGAAGAGCTCCCCTTTTAATTTTGGGACTAACTACTTAGGAGAATTCTTATGATCTCGTTAGATACACGAAACGGAAAAGAAATTAAATTTCTTGGTAAATGTTCTGAACTTATTGGTATAGACGATTTAGTTGCTCATTCGGCAAATGACAGCATGCGAGTACAAAGTGAAAAAGATGTAATTGAGCAACGTGAAAGTCTTTTGGAGAGCATCGAAAATAATGGTTTGCGCGAACCCATTACAATGTATGAAGGCTCTAATATTATCATCAGCGGACATACCCGAGTCGAAATGTTGCGCAAACTTGGAGTAACAGAAATTCCAGTAGTTCGTTTGCCTAGAACAGCAAATATGCCCAAGGACGGCGAGATTGATCCATTTCATCCCGATGTTGTGCATGAACATAGCATTAGCAATAAACGAGTAGATGTATCAATTCAAGGTAGGTATAACTACGCTAGAATTTTGATGGAACAAGAAATTAAAAACTTTGATTCAGACGCTAAGGCACAAGGACAAATTAAAACTACAGACAAAGCAACAATCGTTAAAATTTCAGGGCTGGGAGTAGAAACTTTTGATAAGATCGAAAAACTTCGATTTGGTTATCAAAAAATAGAAAAAGATGGATCAAAATATGAAGTCCCTGCTCGTCTTGATTTGTATGCTGAGCTATCCGATCCTAGTAAGGACCGCACAGTTGAGGGACAATTCAAGGTACAACTTAAGGATTTTAAAGAAGCAAATAATAAAGGGTTTTTTCTCCTCGAAGAATATATGAACGATGCCTTGAAAAATTTAAATCTAAAAAAGATTGGCAATGCAGTTATCAATAATGTAAAAAGTATTAAAAACAACGCGGTGTTTGAAGAATACCCAGGCATTAATTGGTTTGAAAATACTGATGATAATTATATTTCGTCAACCCTGCATCACATGCTTTGTACATTAACTTGTGTTGAACTTAATAATTATTTTACTATGAATAATATTCATAGAACGGCAATTCAAGGTCCTAAGCAAAGTCATTATGATATTCTAATTATGGATCGTGATAAAAATGTTGTCAATTCTGTTGAAATCAAAACAACAAATGGAAAAACAGAATGGACGAGCAATACTATAAAAAAGGGATATACATTATTATTTGCATATAATAAAGAGATGGATCGGGTTTTTTCTGCCAGCACTTATCTCCAACAAACACATTGGGGAGGCGGTGTGAGAGGGAATTATAATCTCAAGGCAGAAACTATCGCTAAGATGGATGATGTAAATTATTATATGGGCGACATTGAATTGGATAACCATGTATATCGGATACAAAAGTATCGAATTGATTGAAGGTTTTAACTATTAACAACCCCCATTTAGGAGTAATGAAAAATGCGCGAAAAGTTTTATATCGGTTTGGCTGTTGTAGGTTTGGTTGTATTTGGTTATGAAATGGGAAAATATAATGAGAGGAATCGCTGGCTGGAAACGGGGGAAATGAATCAGCAACTGCGAAGCGATCTCCGAGATTTGAATAGAGATCATTCAATATTGGAAGATGAGTTGAGAGAGATAAAGTATGATTATTTGGTTTCGTTGGTTGAATTGAACTATTTTAAAAATAAATTTATCGAGGAAAATACTGATGATTAAACAAAAACTTCTTGACGATATCAAGGAAGCATACAGACGAAATCACGAATGTTTGCCAGGTGGTATTTGTTATGAAGGTTACACCGTCTCCCTGGGTCTATATTCAGTAGGCCCAGGGTGGGCGGCTTTAATTGATCAAGCATTTAAAGCAATCGAAGATGCAGATCCTCCCGTAAAGATTTTTCAAATAAAAGAAAAATGGGGAGGTCTGAGAATTTACACAAATATAATTAATGACAAAGTGGACAAAAAACTTCTTGATATTATGAAAAGAAGTTATTATATTTGTGAAGATTGTGGGAATCCAGGTATGCTTCGCAAAGGAGAAAGATTGAAAACTCTTTGTGATAAACATGCAAACGGGCGAGAAATAATTGAGGATATATGAAAAATAAAATTGAGTATCGTTACAGCGAAGGTGAAATTCTACAAGAATTAAAAGAATATATTGATGCCACCTATGGAGAACATTATTCCAGAAGGAAGTTTCAGGCATCAGAATTTATTTTTGACACAGGTCATGGTGTAGGATTTACTGTAGGAAACATCATGAAATATGCTCAAAGATATGGAAAGAAAGATGGCTTTAATCGTAGAGACATCTTGAAAATTTTACATTATGCAGTTATGCTACTTCATGTGCATGACACTTATATTGAACAGGAGAAAGATTCATGAAAATTAGTGCAGAAACAGTTTCACTTCTACAAAGTTTTTCACAAATTAATAGTAATTTGTTAGTGAAGCCTGGTAACAAGTTGGCAACTAGGAACCCTGTGAACAGCATTCAGTCACGTGCTGTTGTTCAGGAGAACTTTCCTACGCAGTTTGCCATCTATGACTTGAATCAGCTTCTATCATTGATTTCAGTCTCACAGGGAGCAGAGATTGAGTTTGGCGATAAGAGTTTGGTTATCAAGTCTGAGAACGGTGGTGTGGTGGAATATTTCTATGCAGACGAGAGTTTGGTTCAAGCTCCTGCTGAAAATCCTCCTGAGTTGGAAAACATTTATTCTTTCACACTAACTCCAACAGACATTAGTACAATTCAAAAGATTTCTGCTATTGTTGGTGCTACAATGATGAATGTTGTTTCTGAGAATGGAACTGTTACACTTACATTGAATGATCCCAAGAATTCAACTTCTCATTCTTACAAGAAGGTTCTTGGTAGCTCTGATATATCTTTTGATGTAAAAATGGCTGTTGATAGTTTCAAGGTTGTTCCTGAAGAATATACTGTAAACATCGCCAATGCAATTGGTCGGGGCGGTAAGGTTGTTGTATTCTATTTGGAATGTCAAAAGCGTGATCTAACCTATTTGGTTGCTGCCGAAGCATCATCTAGAGTTTAATCATGGAAGCAAATCGTGAGCAGTTTCTTTGGGTTGAAAAATATCGTCCACGTAAAATTGATGATTGTATTCTTCCAGATGATTTAAAGAATACATTTCAGAAGTTTGTGGATCAGGATAACATTCCTAACTTGCTTTTGTCAGGAACAGCAGGCACAGGTAAGACAACTGTTGCACGCGCCCTATGTGATGAATTGGGATGTGATTATATTGTCATTAACGGTTCAGAAGAATCTGGTATTGATGTTCTCAGAACTAAGATCAAAGACTTTGCCAGTACAGTAAGTTTGGCTGGTAAGGTTAAGATTGTTATTCTTGACGAGGCTGATTATCTAAATCCTAATAGTACACAGCCAGCTCTTCGTGGCTTCATTGAAGAGTTCAGTAAGAATTGTAGATTTATTTTTACTTGTAATTACAAGAATAGAATTATTTCTCCGTTGCATTCCAGGACAACTGTAATTGATTTCAAGATTACAAAAGATGATCGTCCAAAGATTGCAGCAAGATTCTTCAAGCGTGTTGTAGAAATTCTTGAAAATGAAAATATTCCCTTTGAAGAAAAAGTTGTTGCAGAATTAATCAACAAACATTTTCCTGATTACAGGAGAACGTTGAATGAACTTCAAAGATATTCATCTTCGGGTGCAATTGATTCGGGAGTTCTTTCAAATGTATCTGAAGAAAATTTGAAAATCTTGGTATCTTCTTTGCGGGAAAAAGATTTCAAGAAGATGAGAACATGGGTTGTCAACAACTTAGATAACGATCCTTCAGTTCTATTTAGGTTGTTGTATGACAACTTAGTATCAGAAGTTGTGCAGGTTCCGCAGTTAATTTTGTTGTTGGCTGATTATCAGTACAAGGCAGCATTTGTTGCCGATGCTGAAATCAACTTGGTTGCCTGTCTTACTGAAATTATGGCAGCATGTGAATTCAAATGATTAATCTTGACGGCGAAGAAATCGTAGAAAAAAAGGAAGAAGAATATAAAATTTCCAAGATGTCTCCTTTTGATTATGTAAATGCTATACATTATACAAAAGAAAACCTGTGTGAAGATGAATGGGGCGAAAAACAATACAATCCCTTCATTGTTAACAAAGCATTGAGTTTTGGTGTTGATACTGTCATCCCAGCCAATGAAATGAACAGTAGACCCCACCTTGAAAAGAGGTTACAATTCGATTTTCTTATAAATATAGTTAGGTCCAAAAAAAGATTTAACAAGTGGATTAAGGCTGAAAAAGTTGAAGATTTAGAGTTAATCAAGAAATATTATAACTATAATACACAAAAAGCCCTTGATGTTCTAAATATTCTAAAGCCAGAAGACATTAACTATATAAAAGAAAAAATGAATCAAGGTGGATGAATATATGCATGACTTAATTAGAATTCCTGGCGTTCCAGGATATAAACCAGTTGAAGTGACATTAGTTAATCCTGATGACTTCTTGAAGGTTAGAGAGACTTTGACACGCATTGGTGTGGCATCTAAGAAGGATCAGACGCTATATCAAAGCTGTCACATTCTTCACAAGCAGGGAAGATACTTCATTGTTCATTTCAAAGAGCTATTTGCCTTGGATGGCAAGCGCGCCGATTTGACAGACAATGATTTGCATCGTAGAAATACAATTGCACACCTTCTTGAAGATTGGGGTTTACTTGAAATTTTAAATCCTGAAGATTGTGAAGACACCGCACCATTGTCACAAATAAAGGTTCTTGCCTTTGGTGAAAAAGATGGGTGGAATTTAGTAGCAAAATATAATATTGGTAAAAGAAATAATTTTGAGAGGTAAAAAGAGCTTGACTGTAAGGGTGTTAGGAGTTAAAATTTAAACTCACAGACACGCCGAAAGGGTGTCACTAACACATTCGCTCTGAGGAGGAATTATGAATACTCGTACCTATACATTTAGCACTTTAAAGAGTCCATGGGCAATTGGTTTCGATGGTTGGCTTGATCGTTTCGAGCGCATTCAATCATTGAATGAAACATCCAATTACCCTCCATATAACATCATCAAGCACGATGCTGAGAATTGGAGCATTGAGGTTGCTGTGGCTGGATTCAAGCGCAGTGATCTAACCGTGGAACGTGCCGAAGGCGTTTTATCAGTTTCAGGAGAAGGTGAGAAGGTTGAAGATGAACCTAATTACGTTCACCGAGGATTGGCAAAGCGTGCTTTTGTTCGCAAGTGGTCACTAGCAGATGATGTAGTAGTTGAAGGTGTTTCTTTGGAAGACGGCGTTCTAAACATTGAGCTTAGACGTATCGTTCCTGAAGAAAAGAAGCCTAGAACTTTTGAAATTTCATAATTAAGTAGTCCTCCTAACACCCTTACAGTTGAGTTTATTATGGTTATTGGAATTAAAACATCTAATGGCGAGACCATTATGGGCGAGAAGTCTGAACAAATGGGTTCAGATGCCCTTACTCTTGAAGAGCCATTTAGTATTATGATTGCCCCTACAGGACAAGGAACCTACGGGATAGGTTTAGCTCCTTACATTTCTTTCGCAGAAGATAAAAAGTTTACCTTTGGGCGTGAGCATATTCTACACACATTCACACCTTCTGCCGATCTCAAGAACGAATATCATAGATTGACTGGACGTGGCATTGTTGTGCCTGATTCAGGTATAAAGGTGGTTAAGTGATGGGATTGTTCGATAACATTAGGTTTGAGCCTTATGTTCCAGGACGTGGAAAGAACTATACTTTCCAAACTAAATCTCTTGATAACTGCATGACAACTTTTGTAGTTAGTGAAAAAGGTGAGATTTACAGTGAAAACCATGAATACAAGTATGTTTATGACGAGAGCCATATTCTTGGAGGATACCTTGAGAAGGTTCCCGATTCATATTACCGAAAGTACTTGAGAGATTTTCATGGTGATATTATATTTTATGATGAAGATTATGATGATGAGTGGGTAGCAAGATTTACTAATGGAAGATTACACAAAGTTTCGTTCATGGCCCGAGAGAGGTTGAATGATGAAGAGATTTTATACGAACGTATTGCAATTCGGGAACAAGATCCTAGTCAGGGAAATCAATAACGGTACAAAGGATAAGCACAGCTCTAAATTTTCTCCCAAGCTTTTTGTACAAACACATAAAGAAACAAAGTACAAAAGTTTGTTTGGCGGTAACTTGGAGGAGATGTCTTTTCTTGATATCAATG